GGAAAACGCCCTAGCAGCATTTAACTACTAGGGCGCGTTACCATGACAAACCCCAAATCAACGTGACAGCGTTACTTGGACGAACTCATACTAACGAATTGTAGAATCTCGTCAAGTGTTGAAATCGAACCTGCCAATTTCATTACCTCGTTGGGGTTTTCAGCCTGTCTGAGGTTGGCAATGAATACTTCACGCTCGTCCTCTAGGAAGCTAAGGAACACCTTGAACTCCTCATTATTGACTAGGATCGAGACTGCCTCTGGTAGTGTTGGTACTGGTATCATATTGTTACTGGTTCATTCCTTGAGTTTCCATTCCACCCATCTGTGCTGGAGCAGTGCCAATACGCCCGATCTGAGCGTTCTGCATTTGCTGCATTTGGAACTGGTATTGCTCTGCGTATTTCTGGAGTCGTTGACCGAATGCTTCGTCCTGTTGCGCTCTTTGTGCAACGTCAGGCTGCTGCGCGTATGCTTGGAGCATCTGCATTGCAATCTGTGCGCCGTTAGGTTGGGCAGGCATTTCGATACCAGCGTAGATCTTGGCCAAGTCGTCAGTGACTTGTTTTTGAACCTTTGCGGTAGCTTCCTCGGCAGGCTGGAGAACATAGTCACCAAACACTGGGTCGATACTCATTGCGGCAAATTCAAGGAACTTATCCATGTCAATACGACCATTGCGGTCGAACTGAACAAGGCTTCCAATCTGCTTCATGCGTGACTCTGCGTTATCTGGATCGGCACTGAGCGAATCGAACGAAACACTGAATGAATAGTTCTCGTCTGGTGATCCCTTGGTCATCGTCTGTGGGTTTGGATTACCCGTGACTTGGAAGAAGATCTCATCTGGCCCCATGCGTTGGAATAGCTTCCATGCAAGGCCAAGGACATCCTTGACGTGATCCAAATACTTGTTAACGAAGAACTGCTGACGAACGCTGGAGATAGGACTAGTCATATCTAGTCCAACCGCCCTGTCTGCCTGTGCATTCATAGACAACTCGATTTCCATAGACCCATTGTCAGATGGAGGAATTGGGCCAAATGCTATCTCACCCAAGCGTCTATACGGCACTCTACGGCCTGGCCCCCAATCAGATGGAGGTCTACCAGCGGGGTGCATAATAGGTGGCAATGTGGCCAAACTAGCCCTATCAATTCGACTATCTCTCTCGGTCTTGATCTGAAGTTGCGCCCCACGGAGAATGTCAGGGAACGTCTGCACTTCATACATTCGCTTTTGGTTATTGCTAAGACGAGTAACGACAAATGGGTATTCATCATAGCCATTGAGCAGTTCGTTCTTTGCGTAACCATCCACGTTGGGATTAAACACCGTGCAGTAGATGCCCTCAGCACCATCCTCGTCGATCAGACGTTGGTATGCGTAAACAACCATGACGAGGTCAGTGTCGTTTGAGATAGGCAGGTTGGTATATTTCTTAACCTTCTGTCCGTCCAAGTAGTACGAATCCTTGCCTCTGAGGTTGTCGATAGCATCATCCACCCATTCCTCATCCCAACCTTCGGTGGTTACCTTCTTCTCAAGCTCCTGAGCAGTCATGAACGTCCTCCAGAAGACATACGGTGCTGCCTGTGGATCTACGACATACGGGGGGAACAGAACCTCACCATCAGGCGCACAGGAGTGAACGAATGGGCAGTCAATCGACATACGGGGGATAGGGATGCTTGCCTTGCCAGTCTTGCGAATCTCCTTGAGGAACTTGCGAACCCTCTTGGCGGTCATGTGCGGGAACGCTTGGATCACCATGTCAATCAGTATTTCATCATCCGTAGCGTTAATAATCAACTCTGCCATGTCAGGGGATGCCTGTGCTAGCTCATCGATTGATACGTCCTGTAGGAACGTGCGCTTCTCGCGCTTCCATCCGACATAGCTGACCATGATGCCCTTCTCAAGCAGGTAGTTAGCTCCCAGTTCCATCTGGTTCTTGAAGTCAGGAATGTAGCTGGATTTCATCCACTTTAGGAATGAAGAGACCAGTGCCGCCCGTGGAATAGACGTAGTACTTGTCGGGAATGCCTTGATGTGACTTCTGGTTAATGCTTGATCTAGGATAGATACAAACGCATCGATTCTCTCACCAATGACATTGACCTCCATGTCTGAAGCACCATCCCAAGGAAACGCATTTGATCCATTCTTACGAAGGTCTTGGGTCTTTCCATCCCAGATGTTTCTGCGGTCATCGTAGCTCCGTCTGCAAACCTCAAAGTATTCATCGAGCTGCAATAAACAATTGTCGTAGGCATTTCGTAGTGATGGGACATCAGGTTCAGTGGATGCGTAGATGAGCGATTCACCCTCCATGATTTCCTCGTTGCTTGATTCTGACATTTCTTCTTCTTCTGATGATTTCATAGGTTATAGCTGTAGTAAAATTCTCCGTTCTCTTCCCTGACCGATACCGGGACCGTCTTCTTGACGATGCGTTGGGAATCCTTATGTGAGCATTCGATTGGAATGCGTGTGCCATCAAGATCTCCGTAGACAAACCTTGGGTTCTGTGCTGGGCCGACGATAAACACTTCGATCTCAGTCTTGCTAGACACAGGCTCGGCAAGGTGTTTCTTGAACATCCACATTGCATGGTCAGTCCAATAGATCGTTGCTCCATTCTTATCCCAATGAACGCCCTTGATTAGGAACTCATCACGAAATGCTTTTGCCTCGGCTGGTTTTACTTCCAACTTCTCGACAATGTCTCCTTGCTTCCAGCAGTTAATATCCACCATTTCCTTGTTTTGTTATTTGTGATTTTGTAGCGTCAACGTGATCCAAGTCAGCAATGGCAGCATAACGCAGAACGTCAATAGGATCTTTCCATGCTTCCTTAAGTCCTTGATCTCCAGTGTATTCAGCAAGTGCGCGAATGATGTTCTCACAGTCTTGCGAGATGTAAAAGTGCGGGCGGTTTACTGAATCCAATGGCTTGCTGGTATCGTAGCTCATTTTACTGATCAACGCCTGTAGCCCTTCTTCAATATCAAGACCAGATGCTGGATTGCAGATAATTTCCATTTCAGCCAAGTCTTCAATAATCGAGGAAGCACCATCAGATGCTTGATACCTAGCAGCACCTAGCCTAGAGTCGATCAATCTGTCAAATATCTCTTCACCCTCCTCGTAGTTTTGAATCAGTTCGACGTAATCACGAATGCCATATCCAAGACCTTTTGCTGCCTCACCAGCGACCCACTTGCCGCTCTTCCACTCAGCCCAATCACCCACATCCACGCTTGGCCATTCCCTGTAGACGTAGTATGTTCCAGTCTCGTCAACCGCAACCCAGCACATGAACCAGTTCTTTGCACCAGCAGGGTCGATAATCTGATACCGTGTGATATTCTCCGTAGGAATCTTATCGTTGGCGATGACGTTGACCGCAGTGTTGAACTTGGGGAATTTGGTCGCCTGAGACTTCACAGGGACTCCGTAAGCACGAATGAGGATCTCCTCCCGTGTCCTGCCTTCAAGAGCCTCCTTGATACGCTCATAGCCTCCAAATGGGTTGTCCTGAGAGTGGAAGTAGTGGATGCTGGCGTTTCTCTTCTTTGACCTCTGGATGTATGGCACAAGCTCACCCTTGAGAAGTTCCGCAGGTCTGGATTCCACGATGGATGCTCCGTCAAGATACTCTTTAACAACTTCAGTCCAGCCATCGATTGGTGTGAACGTAAGCAGTAATTTTGCATTTCTGGTAGCTAAACGGAACCGCAAAGTATTGATCAGCTCGGGGCCTAGCAAGTATTCGTCCAAGTAAACACCTATGTTATGCCATTTGGGATCACGGCTACCAAGTTCAGCACCTTCCAAAATGGTCGGGTTGTTTTGATATTGAGAGTATGTCTTGAAAATAATCTGTGATCCATTGGGAAGGATTAAACTCCCATCGGTAAACCCATTCTTCTTACTGTATGAAATGTACGCACTGGCAGATGTTTGCTTGGTCTTTAATTCCATTGGCAACCAGTCATAGATCGCACTTTGCTGCTGACGAATTGAAACTTCTGACGTTTGAGCAAAACAAAAGATTTCTGATTTGGGGTTTTCAACAGCAGCTCTGACTACACAGTAAGAACCCCATGCAGTTTTGCCTGAGTTTTTCTGCAAGACGTTGCCAATGAAGTAGTTACCAGTTTCAGGAACTTCAATATCCCAGATTTCGCTTACTT